ACTTGGCTTACTGGCATGCCAAGCGAGGACTCCAATATGGTAACAAAGACGCTCTTGGAGAGGTCAAATCTTGGATGGAACACCAGGCCTTCTATCTTACCGAAGCAACAGTTGAACTTGCTAAGGAAAGAGGCCGTTGCAAAGATTCTGACCGCACCTGGTACGGTAAAGGTATATTTCCTTGGGAACGCCGTGCCAAAGGCGTAAATGAATTAACAGACTTCTCTCCTGAACTAAACTGGGAAGGCCTACGTGCCGAAATGCGTAGTTATGGAGTACGCAATGCTACACTGATGGCCATTGCCCCTGTAGAGTCTAGTTCAGTTGTGATTAACTCAACTAACGGCATTGAGATGCCCATGAGTCTGATCAGTGTAAAAGAATCCAAAGCAGGAAGTCTTACACAGGTTGTACCTGAGTACCATAAGTTGAAAAACAAATATCAAATGATGTGGGCACAAAAAGACTGTGATGGCTATTTGAAGACCGCGGCTGTGTTAGCGGCTTATGTTGATCAGTCAATCAGTACAAATACATTTTATAATCCAGCACACTTTGCTGACCGTAAGGTTCCAACTACACTGATTGCTCGGAACTTGATGCAGGCTCACTATTGGGGACTAAAAACATTCTACTACAGTTTGATCAACAAAGCCGGATCAAAACAAACTGCTGAAGCGGCACCTCTTGAAATCATTGATTTTGATCTTGAGGAAGACTGTGAAGCCTGCAAGTTATGAACAGCATAGAAAAGATCTGGGCCCGGGCCACTGGGCACTTGATGGGCGAGAGTGATCATGACCGCCCAGATGTGCCTATACTGACCTTGCGAGAAGCCCGAATAGCCTTGTTCTTTAAAACATTTTGGGTTATCATACATGTGGTAACCTGTGGCTTTATTATTGCTGGTGTTGTAAGACACTGGAACAATTGAGATCATGCCTATATTACAAACATGGACAGTAGAACGCTTGCCAGGCTTTGCCCCTGTAACATTTGATGAATGGCTATCAAAATTACCCGCCAAAGAACAAGAACGTTATCATGCGGCTAGACTTCGAGCAGATGCTCTAAGACAAAAAGCCATTGATGAAGGCCGTATGATAATTACTGACGATGGTTATGTTTGGAAGAATCAGTCGTCATTTGGTATAGGCAAAGAAAATGATGATGAATGCATGAATTTTTATACTAGATTCAATGCAGAAACAGGGATAGTACAGACAGGGATACACAAGGAAATACCATGAGTCAGGCACAATACAATTTAAAAACAAAAACAGATTACCTCAATAGAAAAATGTTCTTGGACCCAGCAGGTCCAGTAACAGTACAACGATTTGAAGAAGTCAAGTACAACAAACTGGTCAAGTATGAGCAAGAAGCACGTGGTTTCTTTTGGGTGCCCGAAGAAATTTCTTTGACCAAAGATGCACAAGACTTCAAAGATGCAAGTGATACTGTCAAGCATATCTTTACATCAAATCTGTTACGTCAAACAGCACTAGACAGTCTGCAAGGTCGTGGACCCAGTCAAATCTTTACACCTGTGGTTTCAATCCCAGAACTAGAAGCCTTGGTCTACAACTGGACGTTCTTTGAAACCAACATTCATAGTCGCAGTTACAGTCATATCATTCGCAACATCTATAATGTGCCCAAGGATGTGTTCAACACAATTCATGACACACAAGAGATTGTGGACATGGCATCAAGTGTTGGCAACTACTACGACCGACTACACATGATCAATTGCCGCAAAGAACTGTTGGAAGAATTTCCTGAGCGTGAACATATCAAAGCCGTTTGGTTGGCACTGAATGCCAGTTATGCGTTAGAAGCATTCCGCTTTATGGTGAGTTTTGCCACAAGCCTAGCCATGGTAGAGAACAAAATCTTTATCGGCAACGGCAACATCATTCAGTTGATCCTGCAGGATGAAATGCTACACAAAGAGTGGACCGGTTGGTTGATCAATCAAGTGGTCAAAGAAGATCCGCGATTTGCCGCAGTCAAAACAGAATGCGAAGCAGAAGTATATCAAATGTATGCAGATGTAATACGTGAAGAAAAAGCCTGGGCAGATTATTTGTTTAACAAAGGTCCAGTGATTGGTCTTAATGCAAACATTCTCAAAGACTTTGTGGACTTCACAGCATTCAATGCACTCAAAGAGATTGGTATCAAGTACACAGAAGAACATCCACGTTCAACGCCTATTCCTTGGTTTACCAAGCACGTGGACACCAGCAAAAAACAAACTGCACTCCAGGAGAACGAGTCAACTAACTATGTTATTGGGGTCATGAGTGACTCAATTGATTACGACGAGTTACCAGAATTATAAAAATATAAGGAGAATAAAAATGACAAAAGCCATTGTATGGTCAAAAAATCACTGCCCTTACTGCGATCAAGCCAAGAACCTGCTCAAACTAAAAGGTATTGAATATGAAGAACGCAACATCAACGACGGTTGGGACAAAGAAGATTTAATGGCGGCTGTGCCAAATGCAAGAACAGTACCACAAATTTTTCTAGATGATGAACTTGTGGGCGGATTTACAGAACTAAAGAAAAGGTTTGATAATGCTACTTGAAATTGACAAAGGCCTCTCTGAAGGCGACGTGGTTACACTCAAACTCACATCAGGTGAGGAAATTGTGGCACGACTAGACAAAGAAACTGATACTCATTATAGACTGACCAAACCCATGGTGATCGCCATGGGTCCAAATGGCCCTGGCCTATTGCCCTACTTGTTTACCGTGAGTCCGGACAAGACCATTGGCCTAAGCAAAAATACAGTGACCGTGGCAGTAGCGTCAGACAAGCAGTTTGCAAGTCAGTACATGCAAAGTACAACCAATATACAAATGGTTTAAAACACCAGATTTTCGTTTCCATAAATAATCAATGGGACATCGCTTTGTGATCATGCAGGACGACAGATTGTATGAATACACAGAGTATGATCAAATTCCTAGTGAGTTTGATCATGTGATTGAATTTGCTCCTGAGATTCCGCCCGGTCCTCATACCGACGAACAGCATGATGAAATCGATCAGTGGCAAGTCAAGTTTAGTAGATTAATGGAAATAGAATATGCCAGCAGCCGCAAGAAAGAATGACAAGTGTGTGCCTCACTGTTCACCCTTTAACATAAAGGGTGGCAGTGCCAGCGTGTTTGTAAACAACAGAGGTGCATCTCGTGTGGGAGATCCGGTTGTGCCGCACAAAGAAGGTGGAGGTGCCGCCGGAGCAGCCGGAACAGCGGCATCTTTAGGATCAAGTTTTGCACCGCCGCCTTACAGCGTTGCAATTGCGGTTGTTGGAAAATTATTAAAGTGTAAAAATCACGCTCCACGCATTGCAACAGGATCAAGTTCAGTTTATATCAATGGAAAAGCCGCTGCCTTTGTAGGTAGTAGCATAACTGGATGCACCAGTGTTGCGGCCGGTAGCACAACTGTTTTTATTGGTAAGTAACCGTGCCTTCAATATTGACCCCACTGCAGATGATTGCTGGAGCCACGCTCAGTAACAATCAAGGTGTGGCCATTGCTACCAATTTTACCAACGCTATCTCCTCTTATACCGGCACCACATTACTGACACCATTGTTTGGGGCCCTTGGAAATAGTGCAAGTGCAAATTTAACCCCCACCACTCTTATCAGTTTAGAGACCATGGCAGCCAACAGTTGCCCTGCCCTGGCAGATAGTACTCCCGAAGCCTATGCCAGTAATATAGGTAACATACTAGGTCCTAGAGTAATTGCAAATTTTACCACCAACTATGCAACATTTGGTGGCTCCATTTCTGGAAACACACTAACAGTAACAACCACACCAGAACCAAATTTGATATACGTTAGTCTACAACTTGGTGCTGTTGGTCTTACTGCAAATACTTTTATCACTGCTGATCTAACAGGCGGCGGTGGTGCTGGGGATTACGAAGTAACGCCTGAACAAACTATTCCTTCTTCTACCATAGTCGCCAATCCATC